TTCGCAAAGACGAGAACGGCGACGACGTGCCGGGGCAGGGCGTAGACGTAATCCCGGCAGGGCGATGGTACAAGAAAAAGCCGACGTTCGACGGTGTCGGAGAAATGATCGACCCGGGCGTAAAAGGCGACTACGCCCTTATTAATATTCGCACGAAAGATCCCGAGGTCAAGGCGGTTATCGAGGGCTTCGAGCCGTCGGACGCGAGTAAGCAACCCGCTGATATTTCTACTGAGGAGACCATCGGCGGCGGTACGCATCGCGTAGACAGTAGCACTATCGACAGCCCCGTACGCGTCTTTGCGACGGTCTAGATACGACCCGTTCTCGTGTCTCTTTTACTATCACCTGTCTTCATGAAAGCAACGAAGCGCGAGTGGCTGCAGCGGCAGCAGATGATTAACAACCTTCAGTACGCGGCCCTCTCCGACGCCCTCCTTACCGCTCTCTGGGACGCCGTCGAGGAGATCAAGCCGATTCAGGCGTCCGTTCGTCAGCTTCGCCATAGCCTTGCGAAGAAGTACGCCCTAATCGAGGACGGCGAACCGCAGACGCGCGAGGGCGTAATTGCGGAAATGACGGACGAGGATGAGGAAACTCCGGAGCACATCGAAGTCGTCCTTGACGATTACTTGCAGGTGCAGGTCGGGCGGGGAGGACGAACGATCCTCGTCGAACAGGAAGAAGAATTTCGCGAGGCGATGAACGACGCCCTTGACGAAACCGTTGACCTCGACGTCGTAACAGTCCCCCTCAAGGATGCTCTTCGTGGC